TTGCTGATACACCCCGGCGCCGATCGCCACCGGCCCGCGGATCGTATGGGGCCGCGTGCCCATTGTGACCAGGTGCACAATCTGCCGCCGCGTCTTCTGGCCTTTGCGGGCCTGCGCCTTGGTCCGCTTCGCTTTGATCGTCGCCGTTGCCGTCCCAATCCGCGTATCGATTTTGACCGACACGCGCAATTGACTGCGCAACCAGCCGGTATCAACGGGCGCCTGCGCGCGCGCCGCTTTTAGCAGCTCCTTCCCGCCCGTGCGCACCGCTTTCCGCAGGATCGATTTGCGCACCTTGGCCTCGATCTTGAGCAAGCGCTGCTGCGCCTCAGCCAGTCCGGTCACGCGCACGGGCATCAGAGGGTTACCTCCACAGCCACGCTTGTAATCTGCAAGCGCTCATCGGCTTCAAAATTCCGAGGGACATAATCATCCCACTGGTCCCGGCAGTGTACCCAGTTGTAGGTGGCGTCTCCCATCGTGCCCTGATGGCCCCGCAACCGGGCGACTACGGCATCCCGCAGCGTAATCGCCTCGGCCAGGTCATCGCTCACGCACTCGAGCGCGAACTCGACCGCCCAATCGACCGATATGGGGCCAATGGTGTCCAGCTCGATTGTGGTCGACCTGCGAAACCAGATGTATGGCAATGCGGTTTTCTCGCTTGGCACGCTGTTCTGAAAACACCGGGTGCCCACCAGGCCGGCGACCGTGGCGTCGGCCAGCAGATACGTTCTCAGGTCAGCATCAACTGCCATGCATATCCCCCTCGACGCACAACAATTCCAGCGTAATCCCCAGCTCCTCGAGGTCTCGCACGTGGCCGATGTACAAGTATCGGCTGGTGCCCAGCTTAAGCCGCATCCGCGTGGTCACGTCCGATCGATAATCGATCATGACCCGGTGCGTCGCCTGGCTGTAAAGCTGGTGCGCATACTCGGCGATTCGGCCGCTCACGGGCAGCACCTCGGCCCATAGGGCCGCGTCGCTGTCCAGGTTGCCCCAAGACCCGGTTGGTTGCCCGTGGCCGTCAACGTCGCTCTCGGTCCACTCTTGCATCGTGACCTGCGTCCGCTTGCGGTCTGGATGCAAGCTCACCCGCGGGCTGTAGCGTTGTCGGGCCAAACTCATAGCGTCCACCTCAACCGATTGATTTCCGCGGCCCAGCACCGATCGACCGCCGCCTGGTCATACCCCGCGGTCAGCTCGCGGCCCGGACCGGCCAGCCACGCCGCCCGCACGAAGATAGCGTTTTTCGTTTGCGCGTCGACGTCCGCCGCGGTCCCGTCGCCGCTGGCATCCACCAGGCCGCTTTCGTACTCTATCGTGACCGGCTTTAGCTGGTCGTTCAGTGTCGGGCTGATATCGGTGGCGTCGGCCGCTACGGCAATCCGCGCGGGCTCCGCCACCAGGTCGGTTTCATAATTGCTGCTATCCCACGTCTGTTGAGTGCCGTCGCTGTCGTAGTATTTGATCGATGTCACGCTGGCCACCGGCGCCCGGGCCAGCTCGAGGATAGTAACCCAGTTCCACGGCCACACGTCGTAGTGCTCTTTGACCGTGGCCTGCACCACCAGGCGGGCCGTATCGTCCTCGAGGTCACGCGCAGCCCGGTTCAGATACCGCGTCAACTCGGTATCCTGCGCGCTTCCCGTGACGCGCATGTGCGCCTTGAACTCGGTGAGCAAATCGGCCCCGGGCGCCGTCCGCTCCAGCTCGATGCGATACGGTAATAATCTCATCATCTTCCCTTTAAGGCCCGGAGGCCCGGGCGAGCGGAAAGAGACAAGGCCCGCCCGGGCGCTGCGGGAATCACCGGCCATCAATCGGTGATTGCACTGCGGTCTAGCGTCGGAGCATAGCGGGGGCCATGCAGAATGTAGATCACGGCTAATACCGTATTCGCCGCATCGCCCGTCCCGGCCCGGAGACAATCGAAATTGTTGTCCCGGTCCAGGTCGTCGGCATCCACTTCGATCACGTGAATACCGTTCTTATTGTCGGTATCGTCCGTGGTGAAAGTATCACTTGTGACGTCCGTTTCGGTCAGCGTATCGTTCGCGCTGATGTCCGTATTGGCGTACTGCGTTTCAAAGCCCAGCGCTTTCTCGCTGGTGCCCGCGACGGCCGTAGCCTGCTTGAGGGTGATGTCCGATCCGGTGACGCTCGTGGCGTTGTCGTAGACAATGATAACCGAGCATTTTTGATAGCCCTTCAGATTCACGTAGTCCGGGGTGCTTGTGCTTGGAGTGATCGGGGCCAGCCCCAGTACCACCTTGCCCTTGTCGAGCAACTTTAAGAATTCTTGCATTGATTTTACTCCGTTGGGTAGTCGGTACACTGACTGCCGGCATGTCACAATGACAAGGCCCGGCAACCAGGTTATCAGCGCGTTGCCAAACTGACGAACGGTGAGTATGTTGCTGACCCGTCCCTGGCGCTGATCGTGGTCGACCACTTGGGCATACCCGCCAGCCGCCAGGTAGCCCGCACCGCGGTAAGGCCGTAATCAAAATACAAATGAATGGATTCGGCAAAGGTCGGCCCGGCTGTTTTGTAGCCGACGATATACTGTCCAAAATCGCCCAGCACAATATCGCCGTGGTCGCCGAGGGTCTCGCACGCCTGGTGCGGATAGTACGGTCGGCCCATGATCGTCGTGTATGGGGCGCCGGCAAAACTCGAGTGTTGCGGGCCACCAGGCAAGAATACCGGCACGTCAGAGCTTGTACCGGCCACAACCATCTGCAATAGCTGCGGCTCGACATCTTGATTGGCCAGCCATACGCCGCCACTGCGAAAATCGCTGAACAGGGCGTTCCACATTTTCAAGATGTTTGTGCTGTTAACGGTGTCCGCAGTTTGGCCGCCTTCCTTGGCGACGCTCTTAAGGCAGGGTGCGTTGAGGATCCCGAGGGGCATGCCCACGCCAGTGCCCTGCAAAATGCCGAAATCCGCCTTCCATCGCAGTTTTTTGCTGATGACTGATCGCAGATAAGCCCCAAGCTGCGGCGCATCTTCCATCAGTTCATCACTCACCGGGCACAGCGCGACCAGCTTATTCAGCCTCATGCCGGCTGTCCGGATTTTCAACTTGCTCTCGGTATACTGCTCCGCTTCGCCTTCCCAGTAGGCTTGAGGCCCGCTGGTGCTCCATGGCGCCTCTTCATCGACCGGCCAATTCAACTGCTGATTGACTGGCGTTTTATCCACCTTGCTGTAAATGGAGTGTTCATCGTTGATGTACTCCATGACTTGCGCGGAAAACTCAGGTGGAATCAAATACCCGCCGTCGGCGCCGGCCCCCTCGGTCGAATACGTCGTCGGGGCCATCTGGGCCAAGCGCGGGTCAAGCTGCGCCTGCGGCTGGCTCGATCGCACGCACGCCAGGGCAAAGTCGCCCAAGTGCTTGAACCCGGCCGCGGGGTCGCGCCGCAACGCCGCCGCGGCCGCCTGGCGCCCTTCGCCCTCCATAGCGGGCTGCGAGCGCCGAGTCGGTTCCGGGGGCTGCCCGCTCGCTTGTGCGTCGCCCGTCAATTTCATAAGACGCTCGCGGGCCGTCAACTGCTCGCGCAGGAACGTTACCTCGGATTCCAGCTCCTCCAGCCGCGCGATGTCCTCGGCGCTCATGTCCGCGGCCTTGCGTCCCTCGGCCAGCTTCTTGGCCTCGGTCACGCGCTTTTCGATGTCGCCCCGCAATTGGGCGATTCGGTCTTGAGAGTCGCTCATAAGTCTACTCCAATCGATTTTAGAAGTGATTCGATGTCGCGCGGGATGCGCCGTTGCGCTAGCGCGCACGCCAGCTTGTCCCGATCCCGCACGGGGTAATCGTCCAACCGTTTGTTTTGCACCGTTCGGCTTTCGCCAATCACGTTATCGACGAACCCGGCCGCCATCGCCTCATGGGCATTAAAAAACGTTTCCGCCCTCATTTGGGCGCTCAGCTTGCGCTTGCTCTGGCCCGTTTTTGCGTGGTAGATTTCCAGCGCCTGCGCCTTGGTCGCCCGCAAATATCGGTGCGTGGTCGCCGCCTCTTGGATCGTAAGCGGACCACCGGGTGGCAACCACGGGTCGTGAATCATGAGAATGGTATTGCTGGGCATGTCGCACTGGTCCGCCGCGCAGACCAGCAGACTGGCCGCGCTCATGGCGTCGCCATCCATGACGGCCCGAATCGGCCGGTTGCTGTTGCGCAAGACGTTATACGCCGTCACGCCAGCCGCCACCGCCCCGCCCGGTGAGCTAATATGGAGAACAACGGGCTCGTCCGCGGCCGCTCGCGCCAGCTTCCGACGCAGGTCACCGACAAAATCGTCATCAATCAATCCGTATACGTCGACGTCCATTTGCGCTGTCTCCGTTGGTGGAAGCCAGGTCACCGCGGCCGTTGCCGTCAAACGGCAAGGCCAATTGTCTGGGCTCGGGCTGCGGATCGGGCTCCGCGCCGGCCTTCTCCAGCGTCTGAAGATTGACGGGCACCGTGTAGATATCACCCTCCGGCCCGAGGTCGTTTAGCCCCTCGCGCTCGCGCACTTCGTTGGGGCTAATCGCCCCGAGGTTCGATAGGCCTTGGTAATACTTGACCCGCGTATCTGGATCCATGCGTAGCGTGCTTGTCGGATCCAGTTCGGTTCGGTAGTCGGTCGCCGCCGTAGAAATCAATTTCCGGTCGGCCTGGTGCTCGAGCTTGACCATCCAGGGGCCGAGTGTGTCTTGCTGAAACTCCAGATGCTGATGCGTGATGTTGGAAAACGTCGCCCTGCTCAAATCGTAAACCTTATGGGGCGGAACCCGCATGAACCGGCAAATATCGATGACCGA